TAACACCTGCATGTTTCCCGTCTTGGACGGTTGGAGCTTCAAATTCGGGGTACTCATCAGCACGAACTAGTTCAAAGCCTTCGCGGAGCCGAGCAGAAAGGTTTTTCTTGTCATCAAAGCCCATAACAGATTCACGGACCCACCGATGAACAAATCCTTCAGGAGGTGGTGGAGCGTCTAATTGAGACGGAGGTGTCCACTCTTTTTTGCGGACAGTTTTTTCCCTAGTTTGGGAGGAGCGTGGGTTTCTTTCATTCATAGTTTTTTCCTCACGTATTCTGCATACGAGCTTTTTGTCTCGCATATTGTTCATAAGATACACCAAGTTTATCAGCGATTGCAACCTCTGATTTCGTTAATTGGACTTTTTGTTTGCCTTTTCTTTGTCCACCACGATTAGCGGAAGCAACAACAGGACCAGACGAGCGTGGTGTATTGTTAAATTTATGGGGGAATTCCTCTTTAATCCGACGATCTATTTCTGCATAATAATCATCACTATGAGGATCATAACCTTCTGATTCTACAAGAGTTTTATGAATACTAAAAGCAGTAAGAGTCATAGGCTCATCAGATCCAAACCATTCATTTCGTGAAGCCCATGCTTGAGCTTTAGGATCAGAAACAGCTTGTGGAGGAGTTTGGGGTTGAGGGGCTTGTTGAGCCTGTTCTACTTGTTGAGCTTGACGTGCCTGTTGTTGTTTTACAACATTTAATCGCTCTGTATGAGAAGCAACCTCAGCTAAATTTTTCTGAGCTTGTACTTGAGCATCAATATCTCCACGATCTATAGCATCTTTTAATTGTTGCTTATAAACTTCATCTTGATACTTTACCCTGTTTTCAAACTCTTGAACAAAAGAACTATCTAAAGATTGTGCTCTTTGTTTATTTTCATCTAACTCTTTTTTAGCGGATTGAGCAAATTGCAGAGCCGCTTGCTCTCTTCTTTCAGCTTCTCGCATTTTAGCGGTAAGCTTGCTAATTCTTTTCTTAACGCTTTCACTATAGTTTTCAAGTTCATCTTCAGAAGCCTCCTTCTTAGTGTCTTGAACAGGTTCTTCAGTTGTAACCTCTTCTACAACTTCGTTATTATCATCAGAGTCAAGGACTTCTACCTCTACCTCATCATTTTCTTCAGGTTTTTCTTTTACTGCCTCAGGCATGAATCACTCCATGGTTAAATGTGCAAAATATCATCAGGGTTTCCGATGCGAGCAATTATCTCGTCATCATTGAGGATGCGGACTTCTCCTCCCTCGATTTTGAATCTACTTCCCGCATATCTGCCGAAAATTACCCAATCCTTTTCTTTACACCAAGGATCTTCATTCTCGCCAAATTTATTAGGGTCTTGGTAAGCAAGAGGACCCACTTTTAAAACATACCCACAAACTGTAGCCAAAGCCTCCCTTTCCCTAACTTCATCTGGGACAAGAATCCCTCCTGAAGTTTGTTTCTGCCCTTGATAAGGAAGGAGCAAAATACGCCAACCTGTAGGCTGTGGGAGTTTATCTAGAAGGTTACTTTCAAGTTTGCTAGGATCTAGTTGCTTTATTTCAGGGGCAACATAAGCTTTTTGCAAATCACCCTGTTTTTCTATTTTTCTTTTTTTAGCAATGTGGTCTGGCACATATAGTGTCTTACTCATTTTCATTCACCTTTTTTAGCAGGTCTTTTAAATCCTGTTCAGTTTGGGCAAGCTCATTTAGACGAGCTCGTAGTTCTTTAAATGCGGTAAAATCTGCTACGGGACCATAACATAAGGCTTCTCGCACCACATCTTGCCGATCACGGACATTCTTAAGCATATTTTCATAAATGTAAAGCTCATTCATGAATTAACTCTAATGCCGTTTCTTTTGTCTCTTTATTCCTACGTGTCCACCCCCGACCAAAAGTCTCAAAAGTTTTAAGGTTTTCATAAAAAGCTTGTCGTTGATCGTACATTTTTTCTACGATCATTTTAGGATCTTGACTTGCTACCATTTTAAGGGTCTGTGGTCCTATAGCTCCATCTTGAGTTGCACCAACTATTCTTTGAAGAGCCTTTGCAGGTCTACCAGATCCTGAATTAACTGCCCAATCAAAACACGCCCAATCAGCACCACTAGGCAAATCATCTCCACGCACTTTATCCCAATAATTTTTCTTGTAAATGGGAGCTACATCTTTAGGGGTTAGAGCTCGCATCTCTGCTTCAGTAGAAGCTCTCCCTATCCACTTGTCATAAACAGCTTTAGTCACACCAAGATTCGTCATCCCTCCTGGATCTTTAGGGTGATTCACAAATCCTCCTTCATGTTTTAAAAGCATTTCTAAACACTTATCGAAGTTCTTTTTCATGTTGCCTTCCCCTTTTTTGTTGACCGAGCCGCCGCTCTAAAATGAGCCTCAGTAGGAGCACCCTTTGTTCCTTTTGCTTTCATCTTTTCGCCGCTCCCTGCTTTTATACGTTTACGTTTAGCATGAATATTTTTGTATAAACTCATTTTGTTAAACCTTTCTGTTTCTCATAAGTCCTTAAACCACCAATACCTAACATCCCTAAAAGAACTGTCATTAAACTGCCCATATCAAACTCAGGCAAAGGAGGTATTGTTGACCCTGTTAAAGTAATAACAAATATTATCAGCGGAGATAAAATAAAATGATATAATAAAGCAAAACCACAGATCCACCCAACAAAAGGTCGCCATCCCCCCTTAAAAAGACTCCCACTTGAGGCTTCTGCTTTATTTACCTCTATTTGGGCTAATGCAACCTCTTGAGCATGTTTATCAGCCATAGTCGCTATTTCATGAGCAAGTTTAGCTTTTTGATCTTTGTCCTCAATAAACTTATCTAGTAATTGAGTAGCAGGAGCAACAAGGGTTTGAATTAAACTCATGATTCTACCACACTCATCTCTTTTTCCATTTCAGCAAAGTTTTTAGCTTCCTCTACATCTTCTTTGTATGATCCTGAAATGGTAAAATTAATACTAAAACTACGTCGTTCACCTTTTGTTTTAAAAGGATACACACAATGATGTAAATGGGAAGGAAAAACATAAAAGTCGCCAACTTGAGGTTTCATTAAACAATTAGACCCTGTATGATTTGAGGCATGACCATAAACAAACTGTATGTGACCATTAGCAGGATGATGATCTTTATAATCTTGCTCCCATTCTTTATCAATACCTTCAGGTAATTTCAGATACCCTACACAAGATAGATAAGAACCTAAGTGAACGTGAATAGGATTGTACTCATTTTCAAATTGTCGAACAAACCAACCGCTTGATACATTGATACTGTAATTAAAAATATCTGGTTGAATATTTCGTTTCCCCATAGAAGTATATAATTCAGCGTGGCTTTGGTACTTCATCAAAAAAGTACCCATTTCTTTTGCCCAGTCTTGCTCAAGCTCTTTTGTAAATTTTAACTCTTGTGAAACTTTACCTACAAGGTTGTCTGACCAATCCTCCATTTTCTCATCCATAGAGCGGTTTAGTTTGTCAACGAAGCTAGGAGACATTTTTTTATAGCCAATAATAGGACTAAAAGGTGCAAAGATTTCTTCATCATCTTTGGGGGTGTATATGTTAGCCATTTGTTTTTTGTCGTTTCTCTCTCAAAGTTTGTAAGTCTTTCGTTTTAGATCCTCCATCGTATGCCCAAGCATATCCCAGTAAAATCATATCTTCATTTATGCACCGATCTTCATCATAAAGCCAACCGAGCATACGACCATACTTACCATCTTTTTCTGTTTTTACTATGAGGTTTTTACTCAAGTCTAACCTCATGGCTAGATACTCTTTAGCTTCTAACCCTAAAGTTTTTTCCTCTAAATTACGAGTACGGCTCTCAGGAGTATCAATTCCTGCTAACCGCACACGCTCTTTTTTAGATAAATTAAACCCTAAATCGATAATAATGTCAACAGTATCGCCATCAACAACCTTCTTAATAGCTGTTACCGCATAAGTGTACATTATTTATCACAATCGCATTTACCATTTCTAGAGGATACCCATCCTGCTACAATGCCAACAATTCCTGTGATAGCCATCTGCAAGAGTTCTATTACACTAGCATCTAATTCGCCACCATGTTGATTTGCCATCATGAATTCATCTACAATTATAAGAGCTAAAATCCCCATAAGGGAAATACCCATAATACCAATCGTTATGTCCTTAATATGTCTCATTTCTTACCTCACTTTTTTGCTTGTACAGAAATATCATTATTACGTTTAGAATAAGCTGTCGCTCCCATAAAAACAGAAACGACTGCCGCTTGACTCACAAAAAATGTATTTAAAAACCCAGATAATTGATTAACTCTATCAATGTCTATCCAAGGAGTCATCATAGCAACAACAAACAAAACCATAGACCCCATAGCAACCCAAGCCATGTATCTTTGTTGATCTTGCATTTTATCTAAGTTATGATGAATCTCACGTTGATGTTGCAAAGCCTCCATTTTTTCAGCCATTGCTAACTCGCCATCAGAAACTACTCCGTCATTATTCAAATCAGCGGCCTCCCAAGCAGATCCTTTTTGTAATTTTTTCTGGCTCATGTTTTATAAGCTCTCCCAAAACCTTTTGTTGCTTTTCCAACTCCACGTTTATTAACGATACCGCCCATCGCTTTTTTGCGTGGCTTTTCTTTTTCTCTGCCTTGTATTTTTTTAAAAAAGCTAGGAAACTCTTTTTGTATGTCAGCTAGGGCATTCTCATCGCCTTCTTCCATCAAAGCTATCAACTGTGCTAATCTGCTCGCCATTTACTTTACTCCTCTAAATTTTATTCCAGAAATTGCATCACCGCCACCACGACTAATGCTATCAGTAGTGGCATCAGGAAAGGCGTTACCCATGTGGGTAAGCGATCCACCTTGAGATAACTTCTTAGGTTTTTTACCACCTTTTTTATCCATTCCAATAAGAATAGCAACATGCAATGTCCCTTTCTTTTTATTTTTACCCATAACATTATCCCCTTCCTTGTTGTCTCTGTAAGGCGATTCTTGCTCTCATCTGAGCAATATCTTCTGTACTATCAATACGCTGTTGCCCAAGAGCAAAAGTTTGTTGAGCTCTTTGCTTATCTAAAGCTAACTTTTGTTGGTCTGTCTGCTGATCTGCAACCATCTCTTGTTGACGTAACTGTAGCTCTTGCTCCTTAATTCTTACCAGAGGATCCTCTTCTTCCGCAGGAGGCTGTGTTTTTTGGAACTCAGCAATTAGTTGTGCCTGTAACTCTGCTACCTTCTGGGCGAGCATATCGGGTTGCTGTGCCACTTGAGGATCTTGTTGAGCCATAGTCTGTGCTTTCATACCCAAATGTTCGTAAATATGTTTTTCTAAAGTCAATAACACAGGGGGTTGCATCTTAGCGACCTTACTATTCATAAAAGCAGAATGAACAGCAATATGAGCATCATGGTTCTGGTCTGGAAAAGCCTTCATCTCCCCCTGACCTGCCGCCGCCTTGCTTGCTTCTTGATTTTCTGTCGCTGGATCTTTAGGCGAAGGCTGAGGCTCAGGGTTCAATATCTGCTCAATATTATTCACACCTAATGCTTCATAAACTCTTTTATACGATTCTCGTAAATTGTGTAACTCAGGAGCCGCTTGAGCCAATTTTAATTGTTCTTGAGCCAAAACCACTCTTTGCGACATACTAAATATATTTGGGTCACTCACAGGTAATATATCTACCCGATTATCAAAATCTTGTGCTTTTATCTGAGCATCTGCTCCAACTTGATAAGGATAAGGGGCAGGATCCTGCGAAAACAATCGTGCAAGCAACTTTAACTCTAATTTCATAGAACTATGTAGTCGTTTATGCACTGCACTCACAATCCGAGACCCACGTTCCAATAAAGCAATGGTTGTGCCAACAGGCATCTCTTGCCGACCATCGCCTACACCCATATCAGTTGTTCCTATAAAGCGTTGAGCCGCCGAAACAACAAACCCCATAAGCTGAAACAGCGTTGCAGAGGGTTCTTTATAAGGTAAAGGCATTAAAGAAGCTTTTAAATCTCCTCCTGGAACGTCAACATCTCTAAATTCTCCTGGATTTAGTGGATTTGCC